CAGCATTCGCCTGCTCTTCCGGCGTCCAGCTTGGGGGAGTTGCTACGGCGCGCCGTCGCCGCTCGGTTTCAGAAACTTCTCCTCCCTGTGACTGCGCACGCCGTTGAGCCGCGCCTTGCCGGGCTACCTGCTCCTTCCGCTGTTGAGCCGCCGCCTCTTGCCGATCCCTGTTGGCACGCCGTTGAGCCGCGCCTTGCCGGGCTATGCGCCGGTTTTGCGCCATGCGTGTTTGTTCTTTGGCGCGCTGTCGCCGCTCGGTTTCAGAAACTTCTCCTCCCTGAGCCGGTAGCTTTTTCCTCTTCTCGTATTTGGATCTGTCAAACTGCCGACCCTCTGTGCGTTTACTCCTCCGCACAGGAGTAAACCTGTCCTCTCTACCGCCAGGTGTTCTAGGGCCCGGACTGTCCTTTGATACACCTGCGGATCGTTTTCGTTTTGCCATTATTTCCTCCGTTTACTTCCCTTTGCGTTGCATAGTTTACCACGCGGAATGCAGTCGCTCTTAGCCATTACGGGTCAGCGCGACATTCCGCTCATACCTCGAATAGATTCAACCGGCGGCGCTAGTCCGGATTGTTCTGGAGGACCGGCCGAACCTACCGGTAATCCTCCCTCGGCGGGATTGAAACCTGGACCACTCACGGGCCCTGGTTGAGCCGGTGCCGGTGGTTGGCCAGGGCGTGGTTGGCCAGGGCTTGGAACAGGTGCGCCCGCCGCATTACCGCCTGGTATACCTTCGCCCATATTTGCTTGTAGGTTAGCCTGGATCGCCTCTTGTAACCGACGGTCCCTCTCTAGTCGTGCCACTTCCTCTGCCAAAGCCTGTTCTTGCATCTTTAGACGGGCATACATTCCCGCCCACTGTTCCTTCCAGATTTCCTCGGTCATTTCCTCACTACTCCCGATCTGCAAGAATGTTTCCCTGGCCCACCTCTGTGACGCTAATGGCATCTCACCCTCACTGACCATCCTGGCAATATTCGCCATCTGTAATTTGTCAACCGGCAACTGCGGCTCCATCTCCACATGTAACATCAGGTTTTCCGGGATCATCGCGGCTTCCAGTTCAAAGGCGGTTCCTGCCATCCGATCGTAGATTTTAGACTTTCCACCGTCCTTCTTGAACCATTCCAGCGCCAGGGTACAGGCATCGGCAATTGCCCAGGCACTCATCTCCTTAACTGAAATTAGCGGCAGCCGGCCCTGTTGAGCCAAAAGGCTGATGGCCTGGAAGGGTAATGCGTGGGAAGGTGGTTCGCCCAACGCGGAGCGGGAGATCATGCTCTCTGCCATTTTCAGTTCGGCTATATTCATTATGTCGCCCAGGCTACTGTCAATTATGTTCTTCGGTAAGGCATACACCTTCTCGCCAATGTCCACATTGATCGTTCCACCCGGTTGAGAATAATCTATGTCTAGTTGTTTGCCCGGCTCGTTTGACTCGAACACATTCAACGGCATTGCTCCCATCGCGTAGGCCAGACTAAACATCAATGTCAGGGTGAGATTGCTTTGGTTGATCATGCCGCTTTTCCACGCGGAATACAAGAACGGCATCCGTCGCTGATGGGGCTCGCTGAAAAGGTTGGTACCCTCCGCAACCTGTGCAATAATTGGTATTCGCCCTAGGTCATGCTCCACTGTTAGGATCGGATCATCGTATTCCTCTAGCCACACATAACGGCGATCATAATCCCAAAAGTCCATCAATGTCAGTTCGTCCGAAGCGTGCCGACTGTGGCCGCCAGTCTCCAATACTTCCTCAGCCAAACTCCCCCAGGTACCCAACAAATCCTTCACCCGCACCTTCTCGCGCATCAAGTAGCCCGTAAGACCGAATTGATCGTATTCAGGATAACCGAATGTCGGATCTAGGGACCGGAAAAGGAACGGCGTCATCTTTGCAATCCGCTCCATGCGTCTTAAGTTCGATTTATTTTCGCTTTCTTTCGCATAGGCTACTAGGTCCTTCGTCCTGGTCACTGCCAAATGAACGTCACCATACAATAACCCCGACAATACCACGTCATAATGGATTGGCCGGCCCGTTATACGACCACTCACGGCCCACATCGCGGAACATACCTGCTCAATTTGGCTGTTTTGATACTCCTCCCCTTCTGTTTCGGGTACCTTGAATAATGGATCCGTGGCCGTCATTAGCCTGGTGGCCCCTAATAATGAGTTGCGCGGTGATGGGTCAATGGTGTGCCGTACCCACCCCTGGGCTGGCGGTAAGTCCCCTTTCTCTAGTCGGAATATATCTCGCATTTCCTCGTTCATACTGTCGCGCTCTGTATACTCCGTGACCAGATCCAGGCTACGTTTCTTTAGTGTGTCGAAGGCAGGGCGGTCATCTATCGTGGAGAATTTAGTCATCGTTATATCCTCGCAAATGGTACGGAGTGACGGTCGCCCTTGAGTAGATGCTGGTACTTGCGTAACATGGGGTCAATTAGCAGCCTGTCCTTCTCCCTTTGCTGTCGTGTCTCTGTGGCCCTCACTTGCGTGAGCCCGTAGCGTAAACAGTCATAGGCATGGTCCTCGGCGTCTGTGTCCACATCTTCTACTTTTGTCTCGTCGTATGGTAATGCCGGTAGGGTCCTGATGAGATTGTGACAGTTGGATGTGAATACTAACCCCGGTTTCCCGTCAGGAAGGTTTGCCATTAGCCTGTCTACCCTGCGCTTGCCACTGATCCGATCGTTGTTGGCCTTAGTCAATACTATACCATTGTCACGATACTCGTCTGCTGTGCTATATACCCTATCCCCTACACTCTTTCTGGCCCACATTGATGGATCTGCCCATGTCACTGTACAATTCGCTTCTGTAGTGTTCCTCTCTATCATCTTAGCCTGTTGTGCGTCCGTAACCCCCTTCTCGTATAACTCCCTATAGACATACACCCGCCTGGTATCTGTGTCCTGCGCCAACCACAATGCACAAAACGGAGAATGATAACCCCAATCCACCGCCCTCCATCGCGGCCATCCTGCTGGTATCTCTAGTGCTGGTACAACGTGTCTATCTCTACGAAATGTAGTAAATGCCTGTCCTGCGAACACCGACCAATCACCCTCTACCCACGCTCGCCTTAGATCCTCTGGCAGACTATTCAACTCTTCCCAATACGACGGTTCCAGGTGGGGGTTATCGGCAGGGAGGGACCTTACAAACTTGAATTCGTTTCGCTTCCCTTCCAACTCCGCCGGCATATCTTCGTCCAACCATATCTGCTTCACCCACAAGTGCCCAGGCCCACCAGGATTAGTCGCCCCTATAAACACAGTATGATTCACTCCAGGCCACCTTAAGGACCCGCGTAATACATCGAAGGTTTGTCTTGTGTTCTTTGTCAACTCGTCTACGGCAATGGCCGCAAACTCCGCGCTCTGATATTTACCAGGCTTATCAAGGTTCCTAAATGCAATCACGCCCCCGCCATACGAGTCCTTCAACCTAAACTCCCTGGTCCCTTCGTTCATTGCCCCTAGCCATTCCGGAAACTCTACTCGTACCCTATTCAAATGCCGATCTTGTAACGACGGATAGTCCTCACACGCCAACATCACCCTGACACCCTTCAGATTCAACCTAGTATATTTCTCCACCAGGAACACCAGACAGAACCACCGCAATAAATGACTCTTTCCCCCACCCCTGGCCCCACCATAAAGGACGTATCTATGTGTATGTGTAGCGTGCAATGCCCTCCACTGTCGCTCTGTGAAGGTTGTAAGGTCAGTAAATGGGATCTCGCGCACTACTTCTCCGAGTTATACGCAGCTCTCGCCTCCGGGTCCGTTGACACATCCATTATCAGTTTCACTTCACCATCCACATCCACCTGATGTTTTTCAGACAACCCTCGCCTCGTCTTCTCGTACCATATCGCCGCCGTCAGGTTCTTCTGTCCCACCGCCAATTCGTAAACAGTATTCGCCACATCAACTGCCGCCTTCGCTCTCCCCTTTTTTAAGGCACTCTCGAAACTACGATTATTATTTTTCTTAGTATACAAAGTAGATTGTCCAATTCCCAACGCGTCCGCAATTTCCGCATTCGTCAGGCCAATTCCAGCCATTCTTTCAACTTCCGAGTAGTCTATCTCGATTTCTTTTCGACCCATAAGGTTCTACCTCAATTGATATTCTAAGCACTTCTCCACGTAACGCCAAAAGCGCCACCGCATCCTGCAAGTCAGATTCGGGGATATCCAATTGAATTCTCATCCCATCCGATCCTACTCTGATGGCACTCTGTATTGGTGGAAACGTCGCTCTAAACACTACCGGCATCACACCGGAGTATTCCGAATAGATCTACCAACAATCCACGCGATCCCCAAACCAACGACCCAATTAGCAACATTACCAGGTTCAACAGATACTGCCCACGGTAAATAGCCTACAACATATTCTAGGCCAATTGCAACAAAGGGTGTTAGCAAGGCGATCAGTGTTCGTCTGCTAGACAAGAGCGCTTCTCTCAATTCTTTGTCCACGCTCACGAT